CGACCACCAAGGCCGGGAAACTGAAAAACAAACTGACCGAAGAGGAGTTGGGGGAGATATACGAAAGGCTCCTCCCGATGATGGACGACATCGAGGCCATGCTCATTTACGAGGGCCGCCCGTTATGGCAAATAGCCAAGCAGTTCAACGTCCGCTACAAAACCCTTCTGACTTTGTGCGAAAGCGAGAAATGCCAAGAGTTGCATGAGATATGGGGCGAGTGGGTCGAGAAGAATAGGCGGGTCACGGATTCTTTGTACCTTTCAGCCATCGGAGGATATTACGAGGAGGAGCAGGTGTTCAAGGTCAAGGAAATCACGGACTATCGCAACAAGAAAGGGCAACTCTGCAAGAAGACCCAAGAGGTGCTGAAGACCGTCACCGTGAAAAGGTATATGCCGCCAAATTTCCAATCGATGCAGTTCTATCTCACTAATAGGGATTCCAAAAACTGGAAGACCGAGATAAAACTCGCCAATAGCACGGGGGAGCAAACCTCCCACGAGCCTTGCCAAGTGATGTTCATAGACCCGAAAACCCCCGAACAAATCGATAGATTGAACGCGATTGAGGCCGGAATCAAATGAGCGAGATGAAAATGGCTTTGGCGTTCAAGCCGATAATCGAATGCCAAAAGAAAAACGTCATTATCCCAGCTGGGCGAGACGCGGGGAAAACGAAAGGCTCGGTGAATCTTTGCGCCCTCATTTCCATGATGAACCCCGACACGGACGGATTGATCGCGAGGGCATCTTACGGAAGCATCGGCGATACCCTGTACGCCGAAACGCAGGAGGTCATAGAATCAACTTCCTCGCTAAACGGCTTGTTCAGGTTCTACAAAAGCCCGCTCAGAATGGAGCGGAACGACGGGAGCGGGACGATTTACTTCTCGGGGATAGGCGGAGCGAACTTCTCTCGGACGAAAGGATTCAAACCGACCCACCCGCTGTCGTTCGTGCTGATAGACGAAACGCAGGAGCTTAGGGAGGAAAGGTCTCTCGACGAGGCGATGGCCTCATATCGCCGGAGAATGGCCCCGAACGCGAAAACGTTCTATCTCGGGAACCCGCCCCCGCAGGAAGCGCACTGGTTCAACAAATGGGTCGCGCGGAAGTCGCATGACCCCGATTTCGCCGTGTTCAAACTCTCTTGGGAGGACGTGGTTCCCTTCCTTTCGGATTACGACATCAGGGAAATCCTCAAAATGAAACGGGACGACCCCGAATACTATAGGTGGTTCTACATGGGCGATGCGGTCGGCGGATACGGCTCCGTTTACCCGATGCTCCGAAAAGAGAGGCAATGCATCACCATGTTGGAACTCGAGGCCATCATGGCCAAAATGAGGATAGTCGCCTGCGTGATTGGCGGAGACGGGGCCGTCACTCACGACTGCACGGCCTTTTCCGCAGGTTTGATATTCGAGAACGGGCAATGCGTTATCCTAACCCCGTTCGTCCACGACCCAAAGGTAAATGGGATAATGGGCTACCACGTCCTTGTCCGAGATTACGTTTCCAAATGGTTTTGGGATATCGTCAAAACTTTCCGTTTGGGCGCTCCGCAGGGAAAGGATCCATCGCCTTTGTTCCGAGAGGTTCCCTGCTTCATGACCATCGATCAGGCCGCTCCCGATTTGGTTAGCGAGTGCCGTTTCTTCCTTTCGGACAGGATAGATGTGAACCCCACCAAAAAAGGCACGATAATGGAGATGGCCTCCGCCGTGCAATCGGCCCTGTCCAACAGGATGCTTTTCTTCCTTGAGGAAGGGAAGAGGTTTGACTACGAAAGAGGCGTCGATGTGGCGGAAACCAATAGGGCGTTCGACCAACTTTCGCTCCTCACTTGGAACGAAAAGCAGACCGGATACGACGAAAAAGTGGAGAACGACGTGGCGGACTCCGCAACCTATCTGACCCGTTTGTGGTATTCTAATCCTGAGAACGACGCTTTCTTCAGGTCGCTTTCTCAGTTCAAAAACCCCGATTTATCAATCGAGGCCATCCTTGGGAGGGAGAAATAAGAAATGTCGCTAAACAAGCAAAGCGAGATTTGCCAATTCGTCAGCGGGTTGGCATCCACGATAAACGGCTCCTACACTTTCAACAACAACTCGATGTTCTCCGCTTTCGCGAACTCCGGCTACAAGGATTACCTTTGGAGGTACGTCTACCGCGAGGCCCAGTGGCTGGACGGCTACGTTTCCGATTTTCATGGCCCAGGAAGCGGCATCGTGTCAACCAGGCTTTGCCCCGCGATCATGATGGGCTTCGCCCGCCAGATAGTCGGCACTTCGCTTTCGTTCAAGTCAGCGAATTACGCCCCCGATTCAAAGGCGTTGGATTTCGTGAGCCACAAATGGTATCCGAAATCGGGATTGCAGAACGCTTTGAGGTCGCTGGAGCTTTACGCCCTCGCCTTAGGCACGGCTTTGATCAAGATAAACAAAACCAACGGAGGCGAATACTGGATTGAGCCGTGCCGATTGGACCAATGCTACTTCTCAACGGATTTCAGGGGAGCGGTCAGGGAGGCCACCTTCCTAATCAGGTCGTACGTTGACACAAAGGACAACGCCGACAACTTCTTCTTGGTCGAGAGGCGGTTTTTCCAAGACGGCTACAAAGACGACATGATTACATTGAACGGCGAGGCCACCCCCATTCGGATAAAGTATTCCAAGCCGATGGTCGAGTTCCAAGTCCACAGATACCACGGCATGGTTTCCACGAACGCGATGCCGGCCGCCGCCAATCTCCGTTCGGGGATGGGCTACAGCGAACTGCCGGCGTGGCTCCAAAGGAAACTCGCCTCGGACTATTCCGCCGTGAGGGTGAACGAACCCATGCCGTTGCCGTTCAGTTCGGCCCTTCCTTTAGGGGTGGACATTCTAAGAAACGATGGGCAAGACCCCACGGTTCCGACCTTGGGCTTCGGATTCTCCGAGATAAAGAGCATCGAGCCCGAACTAATCGGGTACGATTTTTCCTTCACGAAATATTTGCAGGACATCTACAACGGAGCGGGAAAGATCGGGTTGCCGAAATCCTTATCCATGCAAAGGCTGAACCCGAACGCCTCCCAAACCGACACGTTCTCGGGCCTCGATTTCAGCCGTTACGAGTTCCTTGACGGGCAAGACCCCTCAAAGAGTTCCCCGACCGCGACCCAATTTCAGTTAAGGGGCTTGGAGTGGCAAGGGATACTTGACGATTTCCTGCGGAAGATAGCCACCAAGATGGGCATGGCCCCCAAAACGCTTTCGTCCTACCTTGGCCCGAGCAACCAGCAAAAGACCGCCACGGAAGCGCATTCGGACGACGATGCCTCAATCGCGGTCATAGAAATGAAGCGCTCGATGCTTAAGCCCGTCGTGGACAGAATCATCGAGGAAATACTCAACCAAAACGGAATGGGGGCGAACGTCGAATGCAAGTTCGGAAGCCCTGCCTTAATGGACCAAGACCGCTTGCTCGACCGCATCTCGAAGGAGTACGAATCCCATTTCATCACCTTGGAGGAGGCCATCCGTGAACTCAACCCCGACGACGATGAGGAGCAAATCAAGGCAAGGGTCGCCGCCGTGAAGGGCGAGAAGGATTCCGAAAGCGCCCTCAATCCGTTCAATCCAATCCAAACGCCGGAAAGCCAAACGACTAATGGCCAACCATTAACGCCTATGTTGCCAAAAACGGATGAAGATGGAATTATTTGGGAGGACAACGAGGATGCCGACTAAGGAAAATTTCGGCGGCGAGCAGCAGCCATACGACCCGAACTCAGGCGAATACGGCAACGGAAGCGGGCAACCTTCCTCCTCCCTTAAGATAACCGAAACCAACAAACCCTATGGGAAATCGTTTTCTATTGATTTTGGGAACGAGGCCAAAGTTTCTTTTGCGGACAAAGCCAAAGTCGATGCCGTTGTGGAAGACTGGAAGAAATCCGCTCCCTTGGGAAAGAAAGCCAAAGTCATATTGGAAAAAGCCATAAACGGAGAAGAGATAACCGAGAACGATATAAAG